TCTACACTACACGGTAAATTATTTACGGTACCATCAAAGGAGAAAAATCCATTATTCCCTACCCAATAGGCTACTCCATCTATTTCCACCACTGCATTCTGTCCAATTAAACCACAGTTTGTCCCCACCTGTTCAAAGCCAAAGGTAAAAGGTGCTCCTACAAATTTCATTGAATAGAGAGCATTATCAGTCCAGACCAAAATATTTTCTTTAGCGACAATAGCTCCCATTATTTTTGAACCATCTTGAAGTCTATAAGTACCGGCACTGTTGTCCGCGCTCGGCGCATACTCATTGATTTGTTCCTGATTAGCGAATCGAATAAACATATCATCTTGTGTAGAGGCTGTTCCAATTGTTGTTTCAGTTCCTAAATGAATTAAGTGTCGTGTCGTTGGTGAGATTAAAGTCATTCGACTCGCGGTTGGATTACCTTCATCTCCTGTAATTTTAGTTATATAATCAGTTGTATTTCGTGAAGCTCTTGTACCAAAGTTATCAGCGATAGTTGAATCCCAAGTATACGTTTTTCCATTTGCAATCGTTGCAACCAAAGTAGGACCCCAATTACTTAAAGACCATAATCCTGGTTCTAAAGTAACTGATGAGGCTTCTACGGCTTCTCCCCATCCTGCCCAATTAGTTGCATCTTGTGCTGGATCTAAACTTGAATGAGCTTGACCATTTGAAGTACCTGGTGTGGCTGTGCCTAAAGCTCCTCTAGTAATTGTAGTTAAGTCAGCCCCTCCTATTCCTGTATAAGTAATTAACTCAGCTGTAGGGACTGTTCCCACGGCAGCTGTTCCAGCAGGAGTGGTAAAACCTGTTGTAGAAGTTAAAGTTACTGAAGTTCCGACTCCACCTGTACCTGCGGTATCCGCATTTAAAGCTCCATTAATTGTGGTACTTACTGATCCAGAAATCGTTCCACCATAGTTTCCAATTCCAAATCCATATCCATAGGATTGTTCTGAAGGACCTACTCTTGCATAGGGTTTAAGCGTCGCAGCACTTCCTGAAGTTAAATCAGAACCTCCCCCACCGGTTTCAGCGGTTGGCGAAGTAATGGTAAAAGTTGTGTTACTCGGAACACTAATCACTTGACAAATTTTATCTTCAAATAAGGTTGCTGATAAACCAGAACTGGTTGGCATTGTAACACTATCAAAAACAATCATATCACCTTGTTGAATTGTATTAGTTGTTGAAGTGGTAACCGTAATCGATGTACCCGGTGCTGTACTGTTGGTTGTTAAGGTAGCTGAATAAGTCGTTTGAGTGGCAGCATTATCATCTTCCCAAGGAGTGATATCATAAACTGCACCTTCATAATAAACTAATAAAAATTTATCAGTTCCAATACCTACGTATCGGTTTCCATCTAAGTCTACAAAAGAATGTTGTTTTCGAGCGACACCGTGAACGGTGTCTGTCAATAAAGAGGACCAACCTCCTACTTTTTCAGGAAGTCCATATCTCCACCTTACATTATCTGAATCTACCCATCTACCGATTGCTCCAACAGCGGTATCTTGTTTATCTACTCCGGGGGCAAATTTAATTGACGTTAGAGCCATTGTTTAGCTCCTATGTTGCTTTGCTCAAATAATTCCAGCCACACGTACCATCGATATAAATAAAAGTAGCAGCCATCGCATTAGTCGTTAGATCAACGTTAGACGTACCATTATTGATAGGTTTTCCATTTCTATCGACTGTACATTTATTAGAGGCGAAATAATTTCTTGAGTCAATGATCGTTACTGTATCACCCACTTCTGGGGCAGCAGGTAAAGCAACTGTTACAACTGCTGATGTTGTGTTAACAAAAACTTGATCTCCAGCTACGGCTGTATAAGGACTATAAGTATTATCTATTGCATAAACACCATTTTTTAAAATAATAACTTTCGTTTCACTTCCATCAGATCTACATAAGTTAACTGATTTATTAGTCAGCATCGTTGTTGATGAACCGCCTGCTGTTAATACTCCTAATGTATATTTATTAGTACCATTTCTATTTGTTTGATCATCAATGAACCAAACTCGATTTGCCGTGTTTGGCATTGTTAAAGTTCTATTTGCTGCTAGGGTGCCATAAAGTCTAAGGTAAACATTTTTACCATTAGAAGTCGCTCCATCGGTTAAAGCTAAGGTAACACTAGCTGCAGCCATATCAATGGATGCATAGCCCGTCGCGGCTTGTTCTACAATTTGTAGATTGGTATTAGTGATTCCACCCCATTGTCCGGCTTTTTCACCTGTTGTGATTAATTCTAATTTTGTATTTGTACTATAAGTTGATGCCATAATTTTTTAACACTCGTCAATTGCTGTCCAGGTCATTGTTGCACCTGGTATTATTTCACTCCACGTTATCGCAGATACTGTACCTGTAGACAAGGCCAAACTTGCCTTCGTCGGATCAACAACTGCGCTACCTGTTATAGTAACAGTTCCTGAAGAAATTACAACCTGATTTCCAGTGGATGCAATCGTCGCTCCAGCACTCACCGTAACGGTACCTGTGCCTAAAGTAACTTGAGAACCTGTTGGACTTAGATTAGCGTCTCCTGAAATGGTAAGAGTTCCAACCCCTAAAACAACTTGACTTGGTGTAGGAATTTCTACAATAGAATCAGCTGTAATACCAGGATTACCAATACTGATAGTTAACTGATTCTTAGTAGCTGAAATCGTTACACTATTGTCTGGGCCCGATGTTGAAAACGGTAATTCTGCAAATGAAGCAAATCCTAATAACATATATAATCCTTAAAAGGAGACAGTGGTGGTATGGTGGTACCCACTGCCTCCATTTAAGAACTATATCATCGTTTAAACCAAGATGGAAGACCTAAATGAGGACGTTTATCAAACTGGTTTTCGTCTGCTTTTTTAGAAATTTTATTATAATGAAGAAAGACTTGAGCACAATCTTGCCCTTCAAAAGCTTCTCTCCAGTGTTCTAGTTCACATCCTGAATAGATCAGCATATCACCAGGTTTTAAATCTACTTTAATACCTTTGGCTTGACTTTCTACCGTTATTTTTTTGCCATCAGGAATACCCACATTCTCTGTAGGACTTAAATATAGAGGCCATTTATCACCCCCCAGATTTAAGGTTGTAGATATTTCGCAACTAAATCTATCCTTGTGTCTTTTTAATACATCTCCTTTTTTATAAATTCTTGCATAAGAATAGGTTGGAGATAATTTTAATCCTGTGTGTTTTTCCATAGCGGGTTGAACCCAAGTTAATAAAGTTTCCATCGCTATATCGGCGTAATGGGAATAAGTTTCTGGAACTTGTTGGTCATTCCAAACTCCCCATTCTTCTGTGAATTGAGAAATATATCTGTCATCAAAAAATCGTCGAGTTACTTTTCTTTTTAACATAAAATATTCAAACACAAATTTAGCCAATTGTGGACTGATCGCTTTTTTTAATACTGTATATTTATTTTTTTTAAAACTCATATTAATTTTACTCCGTTTTCTAATGTTAAATCTCCTACATCTTTAGGAACTTTAGTTTTATCGCCAAAATGAGAATTTTTAGGCAACATTTGTACACGCCAAACAGGTTCAGAAACTTTCTTTAAATTCCAAGCCCAATAAGACCCATCTTTAAATCGACACACATAACCAGGAATTTTATCACCACAATTTTTAACAAGAAAATCATATTTTATTTTTTCAATAAAAGAACCATTAAATCGTTCGGGTGTATAAGCTTCTCTATTTTTTAATTCCATAACATAATGTTTATTATAAACATCAATAGGATCCATTGGATCACTTGTTTTAGTAACGGGATCCGTTGAAAATATAGAATCATTTAATTCGTGAATCATTTGATCTTGGGTTTTATACCAACTCATTTCTTTTCCTCCTTTTTTTTCATTGATCGTTCTTTAGAAATACTAGTAGGAACCGCTTGTATATTCCAATGGATAAATCTAAAAGGATCTAATCCATAATCGACTGGATATTGATGAGGTGTATATCCAGGAATAATAACCATTGTTCCAGGTTTAATTGTGTAATGCACACTTTCGTTAGCAAATGTAATTTTATTTGGATCTTTTTGAGGAAGTCTTGTCATTGAAGCTCCTTGTCTCGGATCGTGGAAAACGGGTAGTGATGTTCGTTCAGAACATTTTAAAAAATAAAATCCTGTTACGTGTTGGTTCCAATGCACGTGAGTATTATGATGACCCCCACCTTTTTTGCTAAATTCTTGCGCCCAACATTCGGTAAAATGTAAGCTATGATTACTGATATCAAAACCACACCAATCTAAAAATTCATAACTTCTTGCTCCAATAAAATCTACAAAGTCTTTAGCTTTAGGATCAGCATTAAAAGATTCACTATGATTGGATAAACCAAAATCATCTACTTTATGTTTGAATTTTTTATTTCTTTGTTTATTGGCTTTGTTCATAACTGTTTTTTGAGTTTTTTTTAAATACCCATCCGTTAATTTTAACATTATTTTTAAAAACTGAGGTGCGTCTGCATTCCAAACAGGTGTTCCAAAATACTGTGAACTATTAAATTTTATATTATTATTAGTATTATTTGTTCCTTGCATATTATTTAAAAGGCCAACCTAGGTTCCAATTCACTAGACTATACCTTAATCCTTTCGTTACGGGTTTAACTCGATGCCATACAAAACTAGGAAAAACAATAATAGACCCTTTAGGAGTAATCTCCTTTGCGATTTGTGTTTTTCTTTTTTTATCTGGATCATATTGTCTAAAATCAAATTCTAATTCTCCCCCTTCATATTCTTTAGGGTCGGTTAATTGAACAATGTTAGACAATTTTCTAATCTTCCCTTTGGTTGGACCTTCTTCTGTATAAGGTTTATCCCAACTATCACAATGCCAATCATAGTATTGACCTTTTTTATAAATGGTGAACTGACAACTTTCTGTCCAATCCCATTGAAAATTCCATCCTGCCATTTCATTGGCCATCCGAACATAAGGTTGTATTTCTTTATAAATCCAACGATCATTAACCCAACAAATATTAGAATCTCTTTTCTTTTTTAAATCTTTTAATTCTGCTTTAGTTAAAGGTTGTGCCTTTAAATCTCTATCTCTTCCAATTCCACCCGTAATGGCTGTATCCTGTTTAATAGATTTGCCATATTGAATAATCATATCGCAAATTCGATGAGGAATAACATTAGCCCAATAATAATAATAGTTGGTTAAGTTCATTTAAATATACTCATAAGTCGTGGTTAAGATGATATTCATTTGTTTAGATTTATTAGGAGAAATAAAATATTGTTGAGTGCTAGGAAACATCACAAAAGTATTATTGTTTAAAGGGAGATGCCACGTTCTTCCTTTTCTTCGGTTATCGTCATATTCAATAACAACACCCGTAGACTCTTTTCCCACATCTACTCCATAAATAAAGGTATAGTCGGCAGCATTTCTTAAATCAACAGGATCAACCGTATTTCTTGAAAAAGACTTTTGATTATATTCATAAACATTTCCCCAGTTTAATTTAGGGACCAATGTTGTACCATATTCAACTTTAAAATGATCTCTCATATAATCTTGTAGCCATTGATGAGCTTGAGAATATTCTAATTGATAATCAACATAAGAATAATCTTTAATATTTTCGCTAATTCTTTTTTCTTTTATAAAAGAATC